CTGTCATCAGTGACTTTCAAGCCAAACCATCTACAACTGGTTAGGTTGCTGGTCCCTAGGAACCCGACTGCCATTTCAGACACCGGGACACATTGCATCTTCGAGATGTTGTGTTGGACCGCTGGATGGTATTGCTACTAATCCCTTTCGGGACTAGCAGTTGGAGTGAAATCATACAATAGTATATTTCATCTAAACACCTAGACCGCCCGACCCACCTCTCCTTCGGAGTATATTCATCTGTTTAGAAATGAACAGGGAATTGCCTGGAGGCGAGGGCCAGATTCCGTCAAACTAGGGTTCTTCCCTAGTCTCTTGCTACTATTGGTATTATATATATTTCCAATCGCAGCAGAGGACGGCACCTAGATGTCACGTTTGTAAATCGCTAGCAGTTAAAGTACGATTCGGATTCACTCTTAGCTCTTTCGAAATAAGAGTTGAGTTTACGAACCGCTGCTTTGCCTGACTTGACCTTTTCTTTCTGAGTTCAATCAACACTTGAAATGTTGATTTCTTCAAGAGAGAGTGCCAGTTCTCTGATATCATCTCATGAGCCAGACCCAGATTTAGGGAAAGACTCAAGAGACTCCCGGTCCCTTGCGAAAGCAAAGCCGGCGATTCAGAAACCTGGTCCCACAAGCTTCAATAATGACTCGATTATCATTACTGGTCACTTGTTAGAGGAGAAGAGTATACTTCAATATTTATAGAAGTACTCATCTTCCTTTTCAAGTTTAAGCTTACTGTTTCGTCACTTTTCTAATCGAAGCTGTAATAAGGCTTCTCATAGAGAGTATCGGAAAAGGTTAGGATCGTTACAAGAAGATAAAGCGTATGAGATTACATTACTTGTATCCCCATACATCTTCACTCAGTAACTACCTAATCCAACAGTAGACCAGATGGCTAACAAGTTGTCCTTAACCGGACAGCTGTTAACCATAGTCAACAACTTTGGGAAATTGTCAATGACACCAAGGCGAACGCATTCATTTAGT